ATATAATATATAAACTTCTTCTTATTATATATTATTTTATAGGACAACATTTAACGTTGTCCCGAACAGTGTAAAATGTTGTTCCTTAAAAAGAAATATAATAAAGGAAACCTTTACTAGTCTTATAAGGTTTGCACAAATTCAAGAGTATTTAAGAGTGTATATTTGTATAATCTGACGAACGTAAAGAAAGGATTTTTGAAGGTCTACATATGGATATTACTGTGAATCTGTTTTCGGATAAGCGAAATATGAAGCTGAGAGATATCAAAATCCCGGCTAACTTCAATGTACCTAAGTATGATAAGCTGCTTAGGCACTATACCGAATATATCAATGGTGGTAATGTTGACCCCATTATTGTGGATAAAGACAATTTCTTGCTAGATGGTTATTGTACTTTACTTATTTACAAATATCTCGATTGGAAAACCGTTACTGTGTATCAGATCAAGGTGAGGATTAAGTGAAATACAAGAATTTTGAAATTCGTCCGCTAGAGGATGAAAATAGATATGAATTGGTAAAATGGTACACTAACGTTTCTCCATATTGTATAACCATTGCATTTATTGAGTGGAATCCCAAAGAACATGATTGGGAATTTAGGTCTGTTGGAACACGATTTTTGTTCGAGTATGAAGAAGGACTTAGTAACTTTGTATTAAAATATTTGGAACTTTTAGCGTATGTAAGAGGTGACGCAAGTGCAAATTGAACAACAGGATTTGGAAAACCTGATTAAAGAAACCGTTAAAGCTACTATTTTGGAACTTGGCTTGGATAAGCAACCGCCTAAGAAAGAGCGAACTGCATATTCCAAAACAGAGCAGCTTCTTTATAACTATAATAACTTTCAGCGAGTAGTGAAAGAAAAGCTGGAACAGATTGAGGAACTAAAGAAGTATGGGGTGCCTAATAAGGGCGGGGCTGTGCATAGCTACTGTGGTGATAATACTGTGCATGGACTGTGCACTGTGGATGAGACTGTGGATAATGCTGTGCATAATGTGCAAAAGTCTGTGCAAGGGATTACTGACGTACTAGATATGATTAAAGCCGCAATGGTTGGTGTTAAAAATGACCCTTGGTATCCTATCTTGGAAATGCGTTATTTTGACGGCATGGGGCAAGAGGACATTGCAAAGACGATGAATTGTACGCAGCCGAACGTAAGCTATCACAAGAGTAGACTGGTAAAGGAACTGGCGCTCAGGCTGTTCCCAAATGACGTAGCTAAAGAAATGATGGAATAAATACTTGGAAAGCCGCTGATTTTTGGATTGGCGGCTTTTTTTTGGAATGCGAATGCTAAAATGCAAATCAGAAAATGCAAACTGCAAATTGAAAAATGCAAACTCAAAAATGCAAAATGCAAATTGCAAAATGTAAATTGGAAATTCGGATTTTTTGGAAAATTTCACATGTCACCGCTTTACCTTGGAAAAGATTAACGTATTATCGCATTAACGCTGTAATACTTTACCATAGTAAAGAAATAAGTATAAAATCAGATCAGAAATATTTTTTATTTCCTATATATAGTATGAAAAACTGCACAAAAACAGCCTTTTGAATTTGTGTAAATTTCCGATATTGACGTTTTAAGAATTGGCGTTATAATGGGCACATAAAGAACGAAACACAAACAACCGGATAACATGAAATGAGGTAAAAACAATGTATAACAATGATCCTTATGTAAAATTCTTAGAAATTTGCACATTTTTATTTTTTGTATTGGCGCTTTTTCTGCTATTAATTCTTGCTATTATTTAAATAGTAACATTTTGGAAATTGTACAAATAGGCTAAAAGCCCTATATACTTTTTGTATCGTAGTAAGATACAATGTAAACATAGCAACAAACATTTGATAACAGGGGGATACAAAAAATGAACAAAATTATCACAACTAACTATGTTAGAATCACGAAAAAACAGGCGGAACGCCTTTACAAGACAAAACAAGATTTTTATATGTGCCCTTGTAAGGTAAACCCGGAAAGCCCGTGGGGGCTGTTATGTTTGATTTGTCCGGGAAATGATGAATACGCCGAAAAAGCATTTGAAACGCTATTGAATGAATTTATCTATTATAACCGTAGTAACCAGCTTGGCTATTATCCGGCGTTTTATATGAAACGGAAAGAATATAAGGAACGGACAAACAACGCATTTATTTAATCAATTTGTATCTTAAAAAGTACATTAAACTAACTAAAATATCTTAAAAAGGACGGTTTTATATTATGAAAACTACTAACAAATATACTCAAAACATCAGAATGCACCAATTGAAAAACGGCTGTATTATTATGATCGAAAAGGAATACAGTAAAACTACAAGCGGGAAAAGCTGGAAAAGAAACCCGGATAATATGGAAACTAGAAAAATCACGGCAGAAAACTATTGGAATTATTGCGATTCTATCCCGTTTTTCCGCAATTTGGGCGGTTCTGAAACTTGCGATTTTGGTTATACATATGCCGGATATCTTGTAACAGAGATTAGAAGTATTAACCCGGATAGAACTAGAAAGATTGTACGCCGGTTCTATATTGTAGACAACGAAGCTACAGCCCGCAATATTTACCACTTGGAATGGTAAAATTATGATTATATTAAAAATTTTAGTTTTGGCGGTATTGGTTTCTGCTATTATTCAATTCGTAAGAATGTACAATGCAGCCGGGCGGGCGTTAGAAGCCCGTGAAGCGGCCGAGCGGTTAGAACGCTATAAACGTATAGAGCGGGATAGAATAGCCGCAGAAAACGCCGCCAAAGAGCGTATAGAGCTATTAAAACAGCTCGAAGCGGTTCAATACCAATTAGCAATCTTGGCCCGGCTAGACTCTTTTAGATCAGATAATTGGAGTGATGAAAAGGAAGTAAAGAAAGCTTTATCATTGGAAAAGCAATATAACGCCCTTTGGACTAAAGAAAGAAAACTTAAAGAAAAGATTAGCGCCTTGGAATAATCCGGGGCGCTTTTTTAATTTCCTTTTATCCGGGCTTTATACGGGCTTTATAATCGAGAAATTAAACTAGTGAGTTAATATTATAAGATTTTAGAAAGCTGGTGAAATAAGTGGCTATTAACATAACAGAGAAACAGAAAAAGTTTGCTGAATGTATTGTAAACGGCATGAGTACTAAAGACGCTTATTTTGCTGCTTACGATAGTAAAACAACCGACAATGCAGCATACACGGAAGGGGCTAGATTACTTAATAATGAGAGAGTACAAGAATATATTAAAACTCTACAAAAACCCTTAATAGCAAAAGCTGCTTCTCAAGCTATTTCAGAACGTGAAAAAAAGCGTGCTTGGCTATGGAATATGATCGAAAATGCTGCTAATGAATCAGATCGGTTGCGTGCTATGGATATACTTAACAAAATGGATAGTGAATATATCAACATTCAGCGCATAGAAAAAGAAGAAACTCCCATTAGTGAGCTAGACACGGGTAAACTAGTTGAACTGGTAAAGCTTGCGTGACGCTCTAACTGCCTTTACACGCTGTTTTTATGCTGTCCCCCTGTAGTTATAGCCCCTCTACTTAACGGGCTGCTATGGGGCTTGTATAGCCTCACATTCCAACGCAACAAAATACTTATTTTGTTGCGTTCATAGGATACACATAGACCACAAAAAGGCGGATAACGGCATTACTAACAAGGATTTACAGTTTCTTAACAGAAAATAGTAGATTTTAGCACGGTGACGTTTTAATTGGGTGAAGGGGCAGGAATTTTGAGTTTTGAGGATGGGACCCTATTCCAAAAAAATTTTCGCTGATTTTTCAGTTTCTACACATACCACAATAATCAATGTGTACCACGCTTAACTTGGGGAGGTGACAGCCGTGGCAAAGACCGCAACACAACGACCTTGGGAAAAGGTTGGAATGACCGAGAAGCAGTTCCGGGAAGTCCAGTATCAAGCCAACCTTGAATTGGCACGGCGGGACTTTTGGCACTTCTGTAAAATTTTGGCTCCTGATTTTTACTTGGAAGACCGCCCATATCTCAAACATATCTGCCGGGAGTTCCAAGATTTTTACGAGTCCAAAGATAAAGTTCTCATTATCAATGAGCCGCCCCGCCACGGTAAATCTCGTACCGCTGGCCTGTTCGCCCAATGGGTGTTTGGTAAGAACCCCGCCGAGAAGATAATTACAGGCTCTTACAATGAGCAGCTTTCAACGACCTTCTCCCGTGGTGTCCGTAATGCCATTATGGAGCGCAAGGCCAGTAAGGATAGAATCGTTTACCACGATGTATTCCCCGCCACAACCTTAAAAAAAGGTAGTTCTGCGGCTAACCTTTGGACATTGGAAGGTCAGCACATTAGCTACCTCGCCACTTCTCCGGGCGGTACTGTTACTGGTTTTGGTGCTACCCTCATGATCTTGGATGATATTGTCAAGAACTATGAGGAAGCAATGAACGAAACTGTTTTGGAAAACCACTGGGTTTGGTTCACAAACACAATGCTTTCCCGTCTTGAAAAGGGCGGCAAGCTGATTATCATTGCCACACGTTGGAACACCAAAGATTTGAGTGGACGGGCAATCGACCACTACAAAGCAATTGGAGTTCCAATTCGTCTTATCACTGAAAAGGCGTTGCAGGACGATGGCACAATGCTCTGTGATGGGGTGTTGGACAGACCCGCTTATGATCTGATTGTTAAGACGATGGGGCGAGAGATTGTAGAAGCGAACTACAACCAAAATCCCATTGATTTGGTTGGTAGACTTTACAATCTTGGGTTCCAAACTTATAAATCGCTCCCGGTTGACGATAAAGGCCAATCGGTTGTGGAAGAGATTTGTGCATACGTTGATACAGCAGACCAAGGTTCGGACTATCTCTGTTGTATTATTTATGCTCTATATCGACAACAAGCCTATGTTTTGGATGTGTATTTTACCAAAGACGGTATGGAAATCACCGAGGGTGAAGTTGCCAAGCGGTTACATGAGTACAAAGTAAATCGTGCATTTATTGAGTCAAATAATGGTGGCCGTGGTTTTGGCCGTTCTGTGGAACGTATTCTTCGTGAAAAGTATCATTGGTATAAAACCTACATTGATTTATTCACCCAAAGTCGTAATAAGAAATCTCGTATTTTGAGTTCGGCTACTTGGTGTCAAAACAATATAAAATTCCCCATTGGATGGGAAGTGAATTATGCTGAGTTCTACGGTGATGTAATGGGATATCAAAAAGAAGGTAAGATGGCTCATGACGATGCGGAAGATTGTCTCGCTGGTATCTATGACAGAACAGGCCGTGGAAATCTATTTAGTTTTACGTAAAGGAGTGATAGGCATTTGGGGATTTTGAATTGGAACAGCAATAAAGCTATTGACTTGCCTACACCCAAACCAAATTCCGATATTCACAAGCTGGAAGTTGTGTTGAGGGCATGGTTGGATTCTCCCCAGCGCAAAGAACAGCTTTTGGCTGAACAATATTATCTTGGAAATCAAGATATTCTAAAGCGTGAAAAGAAAGTCATTGGAGCGGATGGCAATTTAACCAGTATCAATAATGTAACCATAAACCGCATTGTTGATAATGTTTACGCAAAGTTAGTAAATCAAAAAACGTCTTACTGTCTTGGTAAACCGATTACTATTGCCACTTCCGATGATGATTACTTAAAGCTACTTACTAAAATTTTCAATAAGCGAAATCATAGAACACTTCGGGAACTTGCTCAATTCGCCGTTAATGAGGGTATCGCTTATATTTATCCTTACTATAACGCCGATGGCGAATTTAAGTTTGCCGTTTTCCCGGCTCATGAGATTTGTCCTATTTGGAGAGACAAACGACATCATGAGCTTGAATCTGCAATGCGTTATTATCCGGAAGAAGTTTTTGATAATAACGGAGGTGTAACACTGGTCTATCATGTCGATCTGTTCACCACTTATGGTATTACTCATTTCAGATATCAAGGTGGCAGTTTGATAATTGATGAACAAGCCCATACCGATTATATGTATGTGGAAAACGTTGGCTACAACTGGAAGAAGTTACCCATTATTCCTTTTAAGTATAACAGTGAGGAACTTCCGCTTATCCGTAGAGTTAAGACATTGCAGGATGCTCTTAACGAAGTTATGAGTAATTTCAAGGATAACATGGATGAAGACCCTAGAACTTCTATTCTTATCCTGAAAAATTATGACGGCACTAATATTCCTGAGTTCAGACAGAACCTTGCTACCTACGGTGTAATTAAAGTAACCACGGTAGATGGTGTTCAAGGTGATGTGGACGCTCTGAAAGTTGAAGTTAATTCTTCTAACTATCAAGCGCTTCTTATGCAGCTTAAACGTGCCATTATTGAAAATGGTTACGGCTTTGATGCAAAGGAAGAGCGCATGGATGGAGACCCCAACCAAATGAATATCGAAAGCATGTACACCGATATTGATTTGGACGTGGACGCTATGGAATCCGAGTTCCAAGCTGGTTTTGAGGAACTTAAATGGTTCATTGACCAATATCTTATTCACACTGGTAATCCTGATTACACTGAGGAAGATGTTGAATTTATCTTTGACCGTGACTTCTTCATTAACGAGAACGCTCAGATTGATAACGTTATGAAAAGCGTTGGTTTGGTGTCCAAAAAGACTCTGCTTAGTCACCACCCGATGGTCACGAATGTCCTCCGTGAGATGCAACTTATTGAGGAAGAAGAACAAGCTGAGTTGGAGAAAACGAAAGCTGAAATGGAGATTCAACATGCCTTTGATACTCCGCAGACTATTGAGGAATGAGGTGTCATAAATTATGGGGAGTATTTATGACGAAAAAGCATTAACTGAGTTAGAACAAGAGGAAAATTCACTCACAGAAGAAACACTTGTGATGTTGTTTTTACTTCTGCGCTCCACGCATTCTGACTTGGAAAAAGAACTCAGACAGTTCTATCAAAAGTATGGGAAAGATGGAATTGTCACTTATAGAGAAGTTCGCAAGTGGGTGTCTGAGAAGAACCACCAAAGGCGTTTAACTTGGTTACTCGCTTTGCTGTCTACTAACTTTTCCTCTCTGTTCAGTAAGATGCGGAAAGAATTTGAAATCATGACCGCAGAGGTCATTAAAAGGGAATTTGAGTTCTTCGGCGTAGCATTAGACACCCCAAAACTTAATTGGGGCGTAGATGATCTAACTTGGTTGGATAGACTTGCTGACGATATAACGGCTTGGGAAGCGTATGTTGCCAATGACCTTAAACGTGGGTTTCTTGCTAAAAAGAATCTGGATGATATTTTAAAGACGTTAGATAAGCGATTTCTAACGATGGAAAATATTACACGGAGACTGGCAATCACTGAAACAACGGCGGCTGGTTCTATTACCCGGCAAGAGATTTTCAAAGAGCTTGGAATCAAAAAATACAAATATTATGCCCGTGAAGATGAAAGAACGTGCGAACAATGCGGTTCACTTCATGGTTTAATCTTTCCGATATCGGCATACGAGGTCGGTTCTACTGCCCCGCCGATTCACAGTCACTGCCGATGCTGGACAGTGCCTATCAGGGAATAAGGCGAATGCCTTTCCACATAAAGGGTGGGGTGTTGGAGTTTCCTCCCCAACTCCCACCCCGCCTGATTCTTACATTCAAAAGGGGAGAAGCGAATGCTAGATGATTTTTGCTTAATTAGTCACAAGTTTTTAACCGCTCCGTTCATTCACGTTTATCCTTTGGGAGACGTTCATATTGGCTCGAAAGAGTGTGATTTGAAACTCCTTAAAGAATGGATTGAAATGGTGGAGAGTGACCCGTATGGTTATGTCGTTATTATTGGCGATATGATGAATATGGGCTTACGAAGTTCTAAGACGAATTGCTATGAAGAAGTTCTAAATCCCTCTCGTCAAAAAGAACTTTGTTATGAACTACTGAATCCTATCAAAGACAAGATTCTGGCTGGCTGTTCTGGTAATCATGAATACAGAGCAAACCGAGAGGTTGGTATGAATCCTCTCTACGACGTGTTCTGCCGAATGGGTATCGAGGATAGATACAGACAAAATGCTTGTTTCCTGAAACTAACAGTTGGGGATCATTCTCCGAATAACAATATCACATACGGTATGGTTCTGACGCATGGTAAGTCCAAAAACAAAGATTTAGATTGGACGTATGCTGTAGATGGTGCAGACGTATTTGTTTGCGGGCATACTCACCTTGGAACTCATCAACCGTGTGGAAAAATCCGCATGAACTTGCGGGATGAGATTGTTAGCACTGTTGGCTACCAACATATTGTGGTGCTTCCGTTCCAGCAATATGGTGGTTACTCGATTTCAAACAAATATAGACCTAATAGTTTAGGTCAATTCCAATGTATTCACTTTGATGGAAAATCCAAGAAAGTGGCATACAGTTATTACTAATAGTGGTGTGATTGAGCACCTAAAATTCAAACACTTGGTCATGGCTACGACCTTAAACGCCTAAGTGAAGGGAGAAATAAAACATGAAAACTGACTTTTTGAAGAGCCTTGGTATTTCTGAACAATCTGTTATTGACCAAATTATGGCTGAAAATGGTAGAGATATTAACAAGGTACGAGACGAATTAGGCACTTATAAGACGCAAGTTACTGATTTACAGAATCAGCTTGGCGCAAAGGATAATGAACTCAACACGCTTCGAGAAAAAGCAAACCAAGTTGACGGTCTTACTGAACAGGTTAATAAACTTACTGCTGATAAGACCCAACTTACAAACGATCTGAATACTAAGGTATCTGCACTTCAAAAGTCTTATGCCATTGAAAGCGGTCTGCGTGACGCAAAGGCCAAGAATGTAAAGGCAGTCATGGCTCTGCTGGATATGGATAAAATCTCTTATGCGGATGGAGCTTTAACTGGTCTGAATGAACAGTTGGAAACTCTGCAAAAGGGTGAAGATACAAGCTTCTTATTTACGGATGGTAACAACCACCAAGCCCCTTCTGGGACTAACGTAAACAATCCTCCTGCTAATGGAGGTAACACTCCTCCCACCACTAATAGCCTTGCTGGTGCGATTGCAAAGGCGCTGAGTGGTACTAAGTGAGGAAATTAAACTTTAATATGAAAGGTGATTAAATACTATGGCAGTTACTCTTGCTCAGGCTCGTCTTAATGTTCAGGATGATCTTCAGGCGGGCATTATTGATGAATTTGCGAAGTCTAGTTTTATTCTGAATAACATTCCGTTCGCTGATGTGGTTTCTCCCACTGGTGGTGGTGCTACTCTGACGTATGCTTACACTCGTCAGATCACTCAGCCGACTGCGGCTTTCCGTAAGGTTAACGCTGAATACACTCCGAGCGAAGTTCAGAAGCAGCGTTATACGACCGACCTCAAGGTCTTCGGTGGTGCGTTCGAAATTGACCGTATCATTGCGGGCATGGGTGGTATTGTTGACGAAGTTGTTTGGCAAGCCAACCAGAAGGTTAAGGCGGCTTCTGCTCTGTTCTCTGACACGATTATCAACGGCAACACTTCCACTGATGAAGATGTGTTTGATGGTCTGGACGTTGCTCTGACTGGAAGCGCTACTGAAATTAACGCTTCTGGTACGGCGATTGACCTCTCCACGTCGGCTAACGTTACTACCAACTGGCAAGCGTTCCTTGACACTCTGGATGAGTTCCTTGGCGAACTGGACGGCACTCCTGACGCTCTGCTGGTGAACTCCAAGATGGCTGCGAAGCTGCGTGCTGTTGCTCGTCGTGCTTCTATGTATCAGACTACTAAGGATAATTGGGGTAGACAGGTCGAAATGTACGGCAACATTCCGTTCGTTGATGTTGGTGCTAAGGCTGGCTCCAATGATCCGATCATTGCAACCAACTCCAATGAGACTTCTATCTACGCTGTCCGTTTTGGTCTTGACGCTTTCCATGCTATCTCGATGGCTGGTCAGCCGCCCGTTAAGATTTGGCTCCCGGACTTCACCACTGCTGGTGCTGTTAAGAAGGGTGAAGTCGAGATGGTTGCTGGTTGCGCTCTGAAAACCACGAAGTCTTGCGGCGTTCTGCGTAAGATCAAGGTTCAGTAATTTAGCTCATTTCCTCCTGTGGTGGTATGGGGCAGAAATGCCCCTACCATTTTCGTGAGGTCACGAAAATGATAAGAAAGGATTGATATAATGCCTAATATTGTTAAGTATGCCCCGGTCAACCGTGACAATGGTGAGCGAGTCGCTACTAACGGTTATTATACTGGTGATAAGAAGGGTACTCCCACTCAGGCCAAGGATGAAGTTACTGGCGCTTATGACGTTGAAGAAGGTATCGTTCGCTATGGTACTATGATGGGTGATGCAGTGGTTGGTTCTATGCCCAAGAAGGCCGTTGGTATTGCTCAGGTTCTTACGAATTGCAAGTCTAGCTACACTGATAAGCTGATTAGCAAGGAAGACAATCTTTCTATTACCTACACGGCTACTAATAGTAAGACGCTTCCGGAAACTGTTACGGTTAAGATTGGTGGAGTCACTAAGACTGTTACGACCGATTACACTTGGACGAAAGCTACTGGCGTTCTCACCATTGTCAAGGCTAAAATCACTGGCGATATCGAGATCACGGTTGCGGCTGCGTAAAGTTACTACGGGGAGGATACTTTATGAAGATTTATGCACCTGTCGAAAATATTAACGGTATCTATGCGTCGGTGATGTTTGTCAATAGTGTTGGTGAAACAGATAACCCGGCTTTGATCGAGTGGTTCAGAAGTCATGGTTATAGAATTGAGCGGGAATCTACAGTTTCTTTAGAAGAGATTGTTCCTATTGTTCCTGATGCTCCTACATGGGAAGTAGGCGGGAATGAATTGGTGGAAGAAACTGAACCCGATTTTGAGGCTATGACTCCTAATGATCTGAGAGAATGGATGAAAGAACACGGCTACGGAGGTAAAATCCGCAACATTAAGAACAAAGCGAAACTTCTTGAAATTTTAAGGGGGTGACAGAATGGTTACTACTGAAAACATAATTAAGCGGCTTGGTCAACTTGGTTATGTCGCAACTGAGGAAGACACTGACATTATTGAGTTTGAGTTAGAGAAGATTCTTAATTATGTTAAGAACTACTGTAACATTACTGAAATCCCGGAGATTTTAGACCCTCGCATTATTGATAGAGTGTCCGGTGAGTTCTTATTTTATCAGAAGAACAGTGGAAACCTTACTGGCTTTGATTATGATGCTGTAATCAAGGAAATCAAAGAAGGTGACACTACTCTGAAATACGCTAATGGTTCTGATGGTGATACTCCTGAGAGTAGGTTTGACAAGTTTCTTAACAAATTGGAGCGAGGTTTCGACAAATGGATTACCCCTCATAGGAAACTGAGGTGGTAATTATGCCGTACAAGACCAAAGTTCCAAGCAGAAACTTGCAAAACAACCCGCTTTCCGCACTCTGGATTGGCAAATGCACAATTTATGAGTATCAGCCTGTTACAGACCCGGAAACCTATCAAACGGTGCATAAGCTGGTAGCGGTTCTTGAAAATGAGCCTTGCCGCCTGTCATACCAAAAGGAGCAATCCACTGATATTAGCAATGGTGCGGCTATTATTTCTCAGAGCATTACATTATTCATTCGTCCTGACGTAATTGTCAAAGAAGGTTCTGTGATTGAAATCACTCAGCATGGAGTGACTACCAAATACAAGGGTTCTGGTAAGCCCGCTATCTACACCAACCATCAAGAAATTGTGTTGGAACTCTATGAGGACAACGCATGATTAAGGTCGAGTGGGATTTGAAACCTCTTGAAAAGGCGCTTAGTACGCTTAATAAAGAGGTTTTTGAAACAGCACTCATGACCGCTACTCAAGAAATTGCTAGAGAACTTCATAAAGAACTACTTCAAAACACTCCTATCCGTACTGGAAACTTACGTAAGATGTGGAGTGCGGGAGAAAATTTAACTTTTACGGTGGAGCAAGTTGGTGATGGTTTTGAAGTTACTCTCATCAATGATGCTAGAGCAAACTCCGCTGATGGTTTTGCATATGCAGAAGCGGTTGAGTATGGTCATAAAACACCAAATGGCGGTTGGGTAAAAGGTAGATTCTTCTTGAAAAAGAGTGAACTACAAACCGAACCAAAATGCAATGATATCGTTAAACGAAACTTACGGAAATATTTTGCGAGGTGGTTAAGTGGTAAATGATTTTTTAGCCGCTGTTACAAAACAGTTAGGGACAACATTTGGCTCCACTTACCACTATTATGTGGAGAACGTAGAACAAGGGCTGGTAAAGCCCTGTTTTACTGTCGATATGTTATTGCCCCTTGAACGGTCTAAGAGCGCTGTTCTGTATGATAGAACGATGCCTTTGGTTGTTCACTACTTCGGTAAAGACTCCACAACTCTTAAAAAAGAGTGCTATGGGATTGCCGAAGATTTGATTGCTTGCTTGGAATATATTCCTTTCAAGAATACCTTAATCCGTGGTGAGAACATTAGTTGGCATATTGTAGATGATGTTCTGCAAGTGTTCATTACTTATAAGTTCACCACCAAAACTGATCTTCCGTTTGAAAATGCAATGGAAGATTTACATGAGACGAATATTACTCATTCATAATTAGAAAGGATTGATGATATGTTAGGTGGCGGTGTTTTTGTTACGCAAAACAAAACCCTTCCCGGCTCTTATATTAACTTTGTAAGTGCTAAGAAGACTACCTCTCCGCTTGGCGTTCGTGGTGTCGTGGCAATCGCTCTTCCGCTTGCTAAGGCCGCTGGTACGGTCATTACCATGACTTACGACCAATTCATGCAGGATGCAAAGACCCTCACTGGTAAGGAACGTGAGTCTGCTGATCTGCTTCCTCTGAGAGAAATTTTCTGCAATGCGACTAAAGTTCATGTTTATGACCTTGGTACTGGTGAAAGTGCTAAGACTGTAGCAAACGCTTGTGCGGCATTGGAACCGTATGAGTTTAACGTGCTTTGTGCTTATACGAATACTGCTGCTGATATCACTTCTTATGTTGGTCAGGTCAAATCTTGGCGTGACAATATGGGCAAGAAGTGTCAGCTTGTAGTTTACAATCCCTCCACTGCTCCTGACCATGAGGGCGTTATCAACGTGGTTTCCACGGTGGAAGGTACGAGCGATTCGACTAACCCCAAGAAAGCTTATGAACTGGTTGCTTGGGTTGCTGGTGCGGAAGCTGCTTGCGCCGTTAATTCCTCTTGCACGAACAAGAAGTATGATGGCGAACTGACGATTATCTGCGATAAGACTCAAAGCCAGCTCGAAACTTGCATTACTAGCGGTCAGGTTGCGTTCCATCTTGTTTATGGTGACGTGTGTCTGCTTGAGGATATCAACTCTCTGACTACCACTACGACTGATAAGGGTGAAGACTTTAAGTCTAACCAGACCATTCGTGTGGTTGACCAGATTGCAAATGATATTGCAAAGCTGTTCAATACTAAGTATCTTGGTAAGATTCCGAACAATCCTTCTGGCAGAGCAAGTCTGTGGGGTGACATTGTTGCTCATCATCGTAAGTTAGAGGAAACTCAGGCGATTGAGAACTTCGATGCTACTCTGCTTACGGTTGTTCAGGGCGAAACCAAGAAGTCTGTTGTGGTCAATGACGTTATTACGGTCACGAACGCAATGGAAAAATTATACATGACTGTCGTGATTCAGTAAGGGAAGGGGGAATAACTGATGCCGCAAACTATGGCTGCTCGTAACGCTGTTTCTGCTAAGATGGCAGAATGCTACGTCACTATTGACGGTCAGCGTTACAATTTTATGTCCGCTATTAACGTTGAAGTTAAGTTTGAGAAGAATAAGACGGAAGTTCCTATCCTTGGTAGAATGAACCGTGGTCACAAGGCAACTAGTTCTTCGATCACTGGTAGTGCTGAATTCCATCTTAACACTTCTATTTGGAGAGAACTGGCGTATAAGTTCCAAGAGCGTGGTGAAGATGTTTACTTCGATATGCAGATCACCAATGAAGATATTACTGCTTCTGACATTGGCAGACAGACTATCATCCTGTACGATTGCAACTGGGATAGCCTGACTCTGGCTGCGTTCGATGCAGACAGTGATGATGTTCTGACTGAAAGCATTGACTTTACGGCTGAACGTTTCGAAATGCCTGAGAAGTACACGCTAATGGACGGCGTTATGTGATTAACATAGAGAGGGTGAGTAATCTACTCATCCTCTCTTTTAATTTTATAAAAATAACAAGAATGATTAAATTGGGAGGGTTTAATAATGTCTGATTTTAGTGTTTTTATGGCGGGTGCGTCTGCTGCGAATGAGAATGTGAAGTATGTTGCTTCCAAGAGATTCAAAGAAAAGGGTAAGCCCGTTGAATGGGAACTGAAAGCTGTTAGTTCTTCGTTGGATGAAGCAATCCGTAAGGAATGCACGAAGAAAGTTCCTATTGTTGGTAAGCGTGGTCAGTATAATCAGGAAACCGATACTGACAAGTACATTGGTAAGCTGTGTGTAGCTTGCACTGTGTATCCTAATCTGAATGATGCCGAACTCCAAGACGCTTACGGCGTTAAGAGCGGTGATGAACTGTTGAAGAAAATGTTACTTCCCGGTGAGTACACTGAATATAAAGCGAAGGTTATGGAAGTCAACGGCTATGACATGAGCATGGAAGACCTCGTTGACGAAGCAAAAAACTGATAAATGGAGATGATAGTGACTCATTTTTGGGTTATTATTGTCTCCACAAATTTCATTGGAAGCCTACCATGCTACTAGACATGACGAGGGAGGAAAAGGCTTTCATATTAGCTGCTATTCAGATCAAAGCTGATAATGATAAGAAAGAGCAGCAGAAAATGAAATCTAAACGACCTCATAAAAGGTAGGTGACAGATTTTTGGCATTAGAAGCAAAAGTAAAACTTACTCTTGTTGATAAAGTTACTAATAAAATAAATCAGATAAATAGTAACATCAATAAGATGAATACACTGGCGAACCGGTCTGGTTCTACAATAATGAAGTGGCCTAAAGTGCTGGCTGAAACCGCTAATCAGGCCAAGAAAATGCGAGACGAGTTTAAGAAAAACAATACGGTTGTTTCTGGTCTGTCTCGCAAACTTAAATCTTTGTTTTCTGCTTATGCTGGTGTAATGACAATCAGAGCGGTTGTCGAAACTTCTGATATTATTACTGGTGCTGAAAACCGATTAAATTATGCCAACGGTGGAGATAAAGCGGCTACAGAACAATCCATGGATAAAATCTATGCTGCTTCTCAACGTGCAAGAACTGGCTATGCTGATATGCTTGGAAACGTCGGTAAGTCCATGGCGTTGGCTGGTGATACAGCATTTAAAGGCAACGTAGATAATGCTATTAAATTCCAAGAAATAATGGCAAAGGCATATGCTATTGGTGGTGCTAGTGCCGCTGAACAATCCTCTTCTATGTATCAGATGGTTCAGGCGTTAGGCTCTGGTATTCTTCAAGGTGACGAACTTCGTTCTGTTCGTGAAGGTGCTCCGTTAGCATACAAAGAGATCGAGAAATTTGCACAAAAGCTACTTGAAACTGATGAATCCTTAAAGGAGTTAGCGTCTGACGGTAAAATCACGTCTGATATCGTCGTAGCGGCAATGTTGGACGCTGGTGATAGTATTGACGAAGCATTTGGTAAAACTGATATGACCATTGCTCAGGCATTTGGAAATATCAAGAATACGGCTGTCAATTCGTTCCGTACAATCCAAGATACTATTAACGGATTTTTAAATAGCGAAACCGGCGCTAAGTTTGTTGAAGGCATTAGCATTGCCGTCCAAGGTTTAATTGGTATTCTAAATGCTTTAGTTACAATATTTGTAAATGTCATCACTTGGATGGTTGATAATTGGAGTTGGCTACAATACATTGTATATGGTGTAGCAGCCGCTGTAATTTTCTTAGCAGTTGTAGCTATAGGTGAAAAGTTAGTGCAAGCAATTTTACTTATTTCCACGGCTAATCCTTTCATTTGGTGGGCGATTGGTATTGGAATTGTAATTGCTGCTATTGTTTGGTTAGCAAATACCGCTGCTGACGGTTGTGATTTTGTTTATCAAATTTGTTATGCACTGGCAGTAGCTATTATCGCTTTAATGGCCGTTGTATTTGCGATTTACCTTGCTACTGGAACGTTAATGCTCAGTGTTCCAGTGTTAATCGTTTTGGCGATTATTGCTGTAGTGGCATTGCTGGTAATGGCAATCGCTAAATATGGTGAACAAATCGGTGCTGTAATAGCCGGTGCAGCTTCCGTCGTTTGGAATATTTTTGTTACGTTAGTAGCAGGAATCATTCAAAATGCACTTATGCCGTTTGCTACGGCGTGGGACACATTTGCTAATTTCTTTGGAAATATCTTTAATGACCCGATTGCGGCTATTATCCATAATTTTGAAACCCTTGCTAATTCTGTTCTTGGTATTCTAAAAACCATTGCTTCTGGTATCGATGCTATCTTTGGAAGCAACTTAGCCGGTGCAGTTGAAGGTTGGATGGGCAAGGTCAGTAGTAAAGCAAATGCTCTTGCTGATAAATACGGCAATGGAACGTATGAGAAGAAATCTGATACTGTAAATGCTCTAAATGATATCATGAGTGGAGCAGTTGACAAGTACACTTGGGATACTTCTCTTGCAATTAACCAAGGTGCTGCGGTTGGTTCTGGCGCTCAGAACTGGATTAACAGCACATTTGATAAAGCCAAAAATGGTTTAAGTTCTCTTGGCTCTAGCATTACTGGTTCGATTGATAAAGACTTAAATATTGACCGAAATTTTGACCCTAATTCCAGCCAATATGCCTTAAACCCGAATACTTATGACCCGGATGAGCTTAAAAAGGGCATTGGTAATATCGACAAAAACACGGGTAAAATCAAAGATTCTATGGACTTAACCGCAGAAGATTTGGAGTATTTACGCAAAGTTGCCGATATGGAATGGAAGAAAGAGTTTACCACTGCAAACATTACGGTTGATATGAGCAACTACAACACTATTAACGGTGATGGTGATTTAGACGGTATTGTTACCAGACTTGCCGATAGACTCTATGAGGAAATGGATGCTGTTGCAAACGGCGTGTACGCATAAGGAGGTGTTAACATGAGTGCTACTTATGGATATAATTTTTATTTCTCTGATGGTGGTGATGTGTTAACATTTCCAATCACACCCGGGAAACTTACTATCAAGGTTGGTTCTAACAACAAAGTTGTAACGTTAATCAGCGAGGGAGACATCAATATTTTGAAGTCTCCCTCTCTTACTGAAATTGAGTTTGAAGCCCGCTTCCCAATGAGAAAGTACCCGTATTCGAGAGAATATAGTGCTTTCCAAAATTACTTCGATAAGTTTAAGGACTTGAAGGAAAATAAAAAGCCTTTTAGATTTATCGTGGCTAGAGAGATGATGAAGGGAGGCAGAACGTGGGACACCAATATTTTGGTGGCATTGGAAGAGTTCGAGATTAACGAAGACGCTGATGAAGGTGATGATGTTTTAATTACTTTCAACTTGAAGCAGTATAAAGAATATGGTGTTAAGCAGTTACCCGCTTCTTCTGCTAGAACCACGACTTCTACTTCCAACGTTCCTAGAAGCACGGCCAATAGCCCTTCGTCTAGTTCGTCCAACTATACTGTAAAAAGCGGAGATTGTCTTTATAATATAGCGAAAAAGACTTATAACGATAGTAGTTATTGGCAGAGTATTTATGATCTGAATAAAGAAGTAATTGAGAAAACGGCTAACCTCTATGGAAAAAAATCTTCTAGCAATGGACATTGGATTTATCCCGGAACTAGTTTAAAACTTCCTGCTAAATCGTCTCCGACTGTTAAAAAAGCAAAAGGTTCAGGAAGTGCCAGTTCCAGAATTGGTAATAAAACAACTGTTAGCTTGAACTAAGAGGTGTTGAAATGGCTAACATGAGATTGACCATTCAACATAATGGTAACTTATTTGAACCACCTGTAAAATCTGGTGTAAAGATTGAATGGGAACGAACCGGAACTCCCGGAAAGCTAACCTTCACCACTGTTAAGATTCCGAACGGTGGAATGAGTTTTAGCGAGGGGGACCCGGTTTGTTTTTATTATGATAATCAGCCTGTTTTTATGGGTTATGTGTTCACCAAAAAGAGAGATCGAGAACATCATATCGAGGTCACTTGTTACGACCAAATAAGATACCTCAAGAATAAATACACTTACGTCTTCGAGAACAAAACTGCTACTTCAATTATCCAAGCACTGTGTAAGGACTTCAATTTGAATACAGGTAGCATGGATGAAACTGGTTATGTTATTCCCGCTGTGGCAGAGGAAAACAAAGCTGCATTGGATATCGCTCTTGGTGCTTTGGAAGATACCTTAACCAACACTGGCAATATGTTCACGCTCTATGATGATTTTGGACAGCTTTGCTTAAAGAACTCCGCTAACATGGTTTCTTCCAGCTTAATAATGTCTAGCACGGCTGAAAACTTCGACTATACTTCTAGTATTGACGAAGAAACCTATAACAGCATTGTTCTTTACTACAAGAATGATGATAACAAAATTGAAGTATTTACTGCGTCTTCTCCTGACAGAATTAGTCAATGGGGTACATTGAGATACTTTGAGGAAGTAAAGAATAAAACTGTTGGACAGAACAAAGCCAACTCTCTATTGAAGCTGTACAACCGCAAAACTAGAGAGTTAAAAATCACTGGTGCATTTGGTGATGTGACAGTAAGAGGTGGTACGTTAATTCCGGTTAAGCTAAATCTTGGAGACGTTGAAGTAAATAACTATATGTTAGTTCAAAAAGTCACTCACAATTTTGAGAACGACTATTACACAATGGACTTAACATTGGAAGGTGCGTGGGAGTAATGGCTAGTGGATTGATTGAAATCATGAAACGTGCGGCTATGGACGCTAATGAAAATAGCAAGCCGTGTGATCTGAGATACGGAACGGTTACGGCTGTCTCTCCGCTTAAAATTCAGATAACCAACCAGTTTATTCTTCCAGAAAGTATTCTGATTGTTCCGGAACATTTGACCGACTATGAACGTGAAGTAACTATTGATTGGGCTACTGAAAATTACACTCATACTCATACGATTGGAACACCTCACGGCGCTGGAAGTTGTAGTAGTGATACCCACACTCACGCTGTGAAAGGTAAGAAAAAAATGACCGTCCACGGTGCTCTGAAAGTTGGTGATAAAGTTGCGCTTTTACGTCAGAGTGGTGGGCAGTTTTATTATGTGCTAGACCGACTCCCAAAGGAGTGATTTTATGATTCCTGTTCTTAATATTTTAACTACTCAGCTTGAAGATGCTACTCATCCTAGTAGAACATACAAAGCTGTGGAACTTGATTCTGAATCTGATAGTCATGACCTTTATAGAACACGTATTAAAGGTTACGCAGATTCTTTGGAATCTTTGGAGCAAGCAATTTATCTCATTCTTGGAACTGAGCGATACAAGTTTCCAATTTATTCGTGGGATTACGGTGTTGAACTGAACGATTTGTTTGGAAAGCCTATTCCTTATGTAATGTCAGAACTTCCCCGGAGAATCAAAGAAGCTCTGATGGTGGATGATCGAATTTCTGACGTAAAAGATTTTGAATTTGAAAAAACAAAAAATCAGCTTCATGTAACGTTTTCTGTGATTTCTGATTATGGTGAGCTTACAAGTGAATTGGAGGTGGTAGTTTAATGGCCTACGAAGATCAGACTTACGAAGTTATTTTAGACCGGATGATGAAAAGAGTAACCTCCAAATATCCCAACTTGGATGATAGAGAAGGTTCTATTCTGTTTAATGCGCTGGCTCCCGCAGCGTTGGAACTTGCAATCGCCTATACGGAATTAGATAACGTTCGGAATGAGAGTTTCGTTGATACTGCAACCAGAGAGTATATTTTGATTGGTTGTAAGCAGATGGGTATTGATACAGACCAATTTGACGCTTCTGCTGGCACGTTCAAGGGCGAATTTGACGTTGAAGTTTCCATTGGTTCCCGTTGGAACTGTGATTTATTTAACTACACTGTAACAGAATATATTGGAACTAATAGCAGCGGTTATTATGAATATAAGCTGCTGTGTGAAATGACTGGCACTGACGCAAATAACCAGCTTGGAACACTCACCCCAATCAATGAAGCCCCTACAGGTTTAAATCACTGTGAGCTAACTGCTTGCTTGATTGAAGGTAAGAATGAAACTCCGGATGATGAGATTAGAGAAACGTACTACAACTATATTAACAGTACGATTAGTGACGGTAATGTAGCTCAGTACGAACGCTGGTGCGAAGGATATGATGGTATTGGCAATTACAAAATTGTACCTCTTTGGAATGGAGCAAATACCGTAAAAGTATCTATTCTGAGTGAATCGAATAGAGCGGCAAGCTCCACTTTGATTGCAGAAGTCCAAAAGTATTTTGACCCGAATAAGAACGGCATGGGTGATGGTGTAGCTCCTATTGGAGCTAAAGTTACGGTAGATACGGCTACTGAGTTATCTATCAATGTTACGGCAACTGTGACGTTAAAAGACGGTTATAGTGACACTTCTGGTATTGGTACGGCACTCTCCAACTACTTCTCGTCTATTGCTTACAAGAAGTCTCAAGTCTCTTACATGACGGTTGGTGCAATTATTCTTGACGTTGAAGGTGTGGAGTCTATTAGTAATCTAAAAGTAAATAACGGAACTTCCGACATTACACTTACGACCTATCAAATCCCGGTTCTTGGAACTACAAATTGGACGGTGAGTAGCTAATGTATCAAGAAAGAATGATTGAGTACTATCCGCAAGTAATTGCTGCGATTGAGGAATTTAAAGCAATTATTGATGCTGAGTATCCTGAAATGGAAGAGCTGGACGATGGTAAAACGTCCACTATAAACGATGCTTATCTAATCACAATGGGCGAAGACAGAATTAAGAGTTGGGAAAAAATTCTTAATATTGCTCCACTTGCTGGTTCTAGTCTTGATGATCGAAGGGATACAATCATAGCAAGAATTCGTGGGCAAGGTAAGCTGAATACCGCTCTGATTAGTTCTATTGTCAATGCGTTTACTGGTGGTACGGCAAACTCCTACATTGAAGATAGTGTTCTTTATGTGGAAATTACTCCACCTCCTAATAATAAGCAGTATCAATTTGCGAATGTCGAGCAAGAGTTAAAGAAAAAAGCTCCGGCTCATCTTGGATTGAACGTATCTCGCCATTACTCCACTTGGGGACAAATTAAAGAAAAATTCGCTAGTTGGGACGCTATTAAATCTACCTTCACAGATTGGGAAGAGGTAAAGTTATACATCGTTACTACTTCGAATGTTACAACATTAGCAATATAAGAGGTGCTTTGTATGTTCAAATTACTTAATGGACGAACGAGCTTTTATCAATGGGATACTAACCAAAAGTTAATCATTGACACTGATATTCCTGATTATCAAGTTCATTTTCAGGACATTAACAACGATGTTTGTTTAATAAAAAATCCATATACATTGGATAATCATACTGTTGTTGATGTCCCAAACGTACTGCTACAAAGTAACATGCCAATTATTGTGTGGTGCTACGTATTAGACGAGAACGGTTACTACACTATTAAATCCAAAACATTTGCGGTTATTTATCGGCAGAAGCCGTCTGATTATGTCTACACAGAAACAGAAGTACTATCTTTTAATTCCAAACTGGATAAAAATATAGGTGCTGAAAACGCTGGAAAAACATTAATTGTCGACAATGACGGCAATATCACGTTTGGAGAAGCCAGCGGCGGTGGAAATAGTCTCCCAATCACGTATGTAAAAAGCCTAGATAGAACCAATCCACAAGAGCTTTGTAAAATGGAGGGTGGCATTTACATCCTTTACGGATATTTTACGCCATATTCTGGTTCTGGCAGAAACATTACTTATGACAACCGACTTGCCATTTGTGATGTAAATACAAAAGATGGAACACGGTACTTTCAAATATTTTCTCCGTATAAAAATACGGTTTTATATTTGGTTGTAACCGAGTCAACTTATGAACGTACCGACACAGAATTGAGCGGAATAGTAACGAAGGTTGACACATCACTATCTAATTCCAGTACATATCCTCTGCAAAATAAAGTAATTACCGAAGCGTTAACCAGTTTGGAAAATCGTATAGCCGCTTTGGAAGGTGGAAAACGTACTTGAAAGGGATAATATGCTATGGCTGAAAGACGAATAGGCGAAATTGAAGTAATCGACAACTTAACTAGCGAAGACTCATATAACGCACTATCTGCAAGGCAAGGCGTTGTATTAAATCAAAAGATAGAGAATCATTTAGAGGATTTAATTACTGATTCCGACATTGATTCTTTATTTAATTAAACGTTTTTATGGAGGTATTTCAATGGGTAAGTATTTGAATCTTGAAGGTCTGACGTATTTTTGGGGCAAGGTAAAGGCGTATATCACTACTCAACTTGGTACTAAGGTTGACAAAGTTGAAGGTAAGCGACTGTCTACCAATGATTTGACTGATGCTCTGAAAGCTAATTATGATGCTGCGTATGCTCATCTTGCAGCTGCTCATGCTCCTGCGAGTGCAACTGAAAACCTCATTGAAGTTGTTAAGAAGAACGGTACTGTTGTTCCGATTACCAACAAAACGGTTAACATCACTGTTCCTACCACGGTTGCTGAAATGTCTGACGCTGGTAGTTACGCCTTAAAGAGTGAAATTCCCGATGTTCCATCTATTGAAACGATTACTAATGCGGAAATTGACACTATCTTTACGGCTTAATCAGTAAACCATATGGGGAAGTTTTTAGATAAAAACGGTCTAGTTTACTTTTGGAGTAAACTGAAACCAATTATTAACTCAAAAGCAAATTTCAGCTATCAGAATGAAGGGGAAGTTTTAGACTTCCCCTCTACCATTAAATACACGTCCATTGCATATGGGAATGGGCGATTCGTTGCGATTTCTGATGGTAGTGACCGAGTTATTTACAGTGACGATTGCGGAGAACACTGGTCAGAAATTCTCACCATTTCCAATAGGCGTTGGAAGAAGCTTCGGTTTGTTAATAACAAGTTTATCGCCGTTTCTACTGGAACTACTAATGCCGTTGCAATAAGTGATGATGGATTATCGTGGACATATCATAATATGCCTGCCGATTGTTATTGGAAGGATATCACCTTTGGAAACGGTGTTTATTTTGTTATGTCTAGTAATACCAATAATGGCGCAATTAGTAACGACGGAGAAACTTGGACGAAAGTAACACTCCCTAACAGCTATTGGAAGTCTGCGTGTTTTGGTGGTGGTAAGTTCGTAGTTTTAGGTGATTCTGGCCTTGGCTGCTATAGCACAGATGGTTCTACATGGACAACGACTACGCTCCCTAGTTCGGCGGCGTGGAATTCAGTTTGCTTCGCTAAAGGCAAATTTGTAGCGGTTGCATATGGTTACAATACTGGGGCAATGTATAGCATTGATGGTATAACATGGACTCCGACTACTCCTCCCGGAGGTGGATATTGGAGTAGAATCGCATACGGAAATGGAAAATTTGTGGCTGTATCCAGTAATAACCGAAATATGGTAACACAGAGTGCTGACGGTGTAACGTGGGAAACATCAGAAATATTGGAGCATTGGAGTTGGGACGATGTGACATACGGTAAAGGAACCTTTGTTACAATTGCCAGTAATAGAAGTAAATATGCTCTAATAAGACTGAACCCTTGTGTGAATGGCTTACCGTTTTTGATAGCTGATAAATCCAATTGAATTTGAGGTGAATATATGTCGAGCAAAACAAGTAATTATAGTTTACATAAAATAGATTTAACAGACGCTCCACCTGACATTACAGTTCTGAATGAGAACTGGGACACTATTGATGGCCTGTTAGGTGGTTTTGCCCCCAAGGATTGGATTACTCCCGTAACTACGTCTGGTACGGATTTAAATAACTATAAAACCCAAGGTATCTACTCCTTCGGTCAATCGTATAGTCCGTCCAACATTCCGACTGGTAATAGCAATGGCTGGTTGATTGTTATTCCGTGGAACAACAATCCTGCGATTACCACCATTAAGCAGATTTGGCTTAGACATGGTACTGTTAATACCAATGACTATCAAATTTGGGTTAGAACCATGATTGGGAGTACTTGGAGTTCTTGGTATAACCTTACGGACAGAGTTGCCAAGGGTGGAGACACCATGACGGGTGCTCTGTCTTTTAATAATAAGGATGAGTACGGCGCAATTAACAAAACCAGAACTGTTAGTAACAAAGATTATACAGTTGATTTTGGTTGCGGCGTGATCGGTGGAAACGGGTGTGCTGCGGTGCAATGTAAAAACAGTAGCGGCACGGTTATTGGCAGAATTGAGGTTAGTGCTAGTGGCGTTTCGTTCATGAATGAGCAAGGCAAACGGACGTATCTCTACACCAACGAATTGGTTTCTGCCACTACTGAGTAAAGGAGGGTTTGAATTGGCTTACATTAAATTGACTGTAGATCATCCTATTCAAGATGGTGAAAGTTTGACATTCAAAGCCCCCTGTGACTGTACTGGGGCTACTGACGGGTTGAAGATTTATTACAAGACCATAACTGATAGTGCAATTACGGATACTTCTGAGGTATTCACGTTGAAAGACGCTCATAAGAACACGGTTTCCAATCTTGGTAATCTGTTCTTAACGGATGCTTATGTAAAGGTTCTTTTGGACACCACCAATAAGCTGGCATTCATTCAGAATGCAGATACCAATAGCTACTTGGAAGGTAAGCTGAACGGTATGCAGTCCAAACTTTCCAGTCTGGAAGTTACACTGTCTTCCACTGGTTGGTCTGATGATAAAGAACAAACGATTTCCAATGTGCTGTTTGTTAAAGACAACTATAAATATATTGTTAGTGCGGCATATGCTAGTTTGGATACGGCTAATAAATGTCAGATACTTGCAAAAGACGTTACTGTAGATGGCAAAATGACGTTTGTGTGTCATAAAGCTCCTAGTGAAGACGTTACTATGCAAGTAATCAAAATGGAGGTGTAATTATTGGCTAATGTAATTAACATGGGCGCTGGTGGTGCTAGTTTTGTTAATGGAACAATTTGTGCACAAGCCAGAGTAGTTTATAGTGATGGATATGAGGTACAGGACAAAACTGCTACTACAGAAGAAATTATTTCACCCCTGTGTAATAGTTTTATTTATGTGCCAAGTGGTTTTGATATTTCTCCTGCAACTGAGACTGGTGTAGATAATGTATATTTCATAAATGATGATTTCACAGTTTCAAAGTCGTTTGACGCAACATTCGCAAATAATACTTGGGATGATATTATTTTAGCTTGTCAAACAAAGAAAGTTCCCACTTCTTGGGCAGTTGGTAATTCTAAACAAATGAGCGTTACTATTGGAGGAACCAATTATAATCTTCAAATTGACATTATTGGTAAAAACCATGATGATTATGCAGATGGTTCGGGTAAGGCCCCCTTAACGCTTCAATTTAACAAATGTATAGATTACTATACCATGCACACTACAAATACTAATAGCGTAGGTTGGAAGAACTGTAATATGCGCACCGTCAACATGCCAGCACTAAAAAATTATTTACCAGCTAATGTTCGAAACGCAATTAAAGCAGTTAGTAAAAAAACTGCTAGTAAGGGCGGTTCATCTACGATTGTAACCACGTCGGATGAATTATTTTTACTATCGACTACAGAAGTATTAAATCGGTCGAGCGCACCATATTGTAACGAAGGTAGTCAATATGAGTATTATGCAACTGATTCTAATCGAAAAAAGGTTAACTATCAATCTACTTCAACCTCAGAGTGGTGGTGTCGTTCCCCCCGACAGGACGATACCGTTAGTTTTAATACGATAGCCTTTCTTAACAATACGGGAGTTAGGGCTGATAGTTATGCTACGAACTCAAAGTGGGTTTGTCCTGCATTCTGCTTCTAACATGAGGGCTATCATATGAATTGGGAAACAATCATCATAGCAGTAATTTCATTCCTTGGAACTGCACTTGGAACATTTAGCGGCTTTAAACTTACCACCTATCGTGTAGAGCAGTTAGAAAAGAAAGTTGATAAACATAACAACTTCGCAGAGCGTATCCCTGTTATCGAAAACAAAGTCAAGAATTTAGAACACGAAGTTAATGTGTTGGAGCAACGTATGAATTAAGGAGGTATATTTATGCAAAATATATTCAAAAAGCTGTCTAATTTATGCAGTGTGAAAAGCATTGTCACGCTCATTGCTACGATTGTATTTGCAATCCTCTCCTTACGTGAATCGGTAACTTCCAAAGACTTTATGTCGATTTTCATTATGATTATCGGTTTCTACTTTGGTACTCAAAGTCAAAAAGTACAGGACGCTATCGAAGTCAAAGGGAGTGATGATGAGGCATGACCAATCTTGAACTTGCAAAGAAACATGAAGAAGTAGCCAAGAATTACAAAACCATTTATATGTGGGGCTGTTTCGGTATGCCCGTCACAGAGCAGATCATTCGAGAAAAGACCAAGCAGTATCCTAGCTGGTACAATGCAAGCCGTCAGAGAATGTACCGGGACTGTATTGACAAAAAGGTCTTTGGATTTGACTGTGTAAACCTTACCAAAGGCATTTTGTGGGGCTGGAATGGTGACAGTACTAAATACTATGGCGGTGCTAAATATGCCGTCAATGGCGTTCCTGACGTGTCTGCGGACGGCATGATTGCCAAATGTAAGAATGTTTCTAGCACGAACTGGGACAAGATGGCGATTGGCGAAGGTTTATGGATGCCCGGTCATTGGGGCCTGTATATTGGTAACGGCCTTGCTGTGGAATGCACTCCTGCTTGGAACAACGGTGTTCAGATCACGGCAGTTGGTAACATTGGTTCCAAGGATGGTTGCAACACTCGTACTTGGAAGAAGCACGGTAAGCTGCCGTATGTCACTTATGTCACCAGTGAAGACGATAAGAAACACGCTGAAAACAAAGCAAAAGTAAAGTCTCGCTTTGGATTTAGCGACGGTACTATTGAGTTCTTGGATGGTTACAAGTGGAATAAAGACCTGTTTGAGAAGTTAGCGAACAAATGATAAGAACTAAAGGTAAATGGAACAAGGGAGAAATGGCTAGGACAATCGTTATTTATTGTCTTAGAGTTTTAACCTTGATTCTTATATGGGCGGCAATGCTTAAAACATATGCTGTGTTACGATGGGGAGAAACAATCGGCTGTGATTTAAGCGACATTTTAATCTTTGCGGCGGCTGCATTTGGAGTTGAGTTGATCTCTCTTGCCTTTAAGCGGATATTTGCTAAGAAGAATGACTCTGTGGAATAACAGGTTTCAAGTAGACTACACAGACCTCTTGAAACCTTGGTATTCCAATATACCGTAATTTCATATCAAGAAAGAATTATGGATAAACGAACCCCGTCACCTCAATGGTGGCGGGGATTTTTTGCGTTTATGTAGGTTTCTATTTGGCTATGTAGTCTACACTCAGGCTACAAGTAGACCACAAAGGTAGACTACAAAATCTGTATCTTATTGACAGCTTCCACCAACTCTTGTGGTGTTTTGTAAAGATAAGTGGTTTCGGTAACTCCTTTACCAGAGTGACCAATAATTATACGCACAGTTTCAATTGGAATACCAGCGCTGTGAAGTAAGCTAGTGGCTGTTTTCCGTGTATCATGTGGTAAGTGCCCAGTATCTAGTTTATGCTCCACCATGAACATTTTGAACTGTTCCAAAGCTTTTGCGTAAGACAATTTACGTCCTTTTTCATCCCGCATAAGCTGTTTGGCTTTCCCTAAACGAGACTCTACTAGTGGTAGAATTGCGTCGTGAATCGGTATAATCCGGTCAATACCAGCTTCTGACTTGGAACCACCAACCATATACTGGTCTTCCAAATAAATTGTGTCAGAGGTAAGAGAGAGTAATTCCCCAATCCGCATTCCAGTGTAGATCAGAATTAGAATCCACTGCGCAACTGGATTGTCCACGTTATTCCAAAGTGTTTTGATTTCAGCGGTGGTGAAGACTTTACCAGTCTTTTCAACCTTCTCATTTATCTCAATATGCTCTGCATAATTCGTGGATAAAATATCGTTCTTTATTGCATATTTATACAGTTGAATCATTGTGCTTTTCAGACGCTTTTTACTTCCCGGCATGAGATCAATTCCGTCCATCCAATCTTGGAGGTGGTCAGCCTTTATTGATGTTATTGGTTTATTTCCAAGGCGGTCAAATCTTATCTTAGCCATATTATGTGAGTTCAAAACATTCCTTGAAACCTTATCTTCAATTCTAGAAATCCAGCGTTCGTAGGTTTCATTGAGTGTCAGTTTGGACATATCTAAATCGAAGCCAAGTTTATTATATTCGGCAAGAGCTATCCGTGCTTCTGCTTGTGTCTTATAATATCCAAGGTATTTTCGCTGCTGTTTATTATCCTTCCAACCTGTAGTTAGTCGAACCGCATAAGGCTTTCTGCGCTTCTTGCCTGTTTTGTCTAAACAGACTACACTTCCATATCCGTTCTCGTGTTTCATGTGTATCTTCCCCTTTGTGCATATTGTATAAAAACTATTGCGAATATTCATTCATTTTTGTGCAGAATCTTCAAGACTAGCAAAGCTGCCTATTATATTATTTTCTTTTAAGGGACAACAGTTTACGCTATTCTAGATTCCGTTATATGTTGTCCCTATAAAAAGATTATTAAATAGACCTATTACTTCTTTATTACATACATCTGTTCAATATCTTCGGCATAGTCTATGATCTTCTTCTGACCAACCTTGGAAAGTGAAGTATAAATCTCCAATAGTCTTACTGCCGCTTCACCATAAAAGACCGAAATTCCCTTAATCACTCTTACTTCCACAGAAAGTTTATCGTGGTCAACTTCCTCCCAACCCACCAAATATGTTGGAGATACGTTAAAAATGTTGGCAATCTTCTCCAACGTTCCCAAAGGTATGTTGGAAACCGTGCCTTTTTCGTATTTTTGGATAGCTGCACGTTGGACACCTACTCGCTTACCCAATTCTTCTTGTGACATATCTGCCATTACTCTTAACTCCCGTATCTTTTCTCCGGGACTACTCATATTGAAAACCCCTCTCATTTGTTATTACAAACTGATTGTATCATGTGGAGATACAGGAACGCAAACAAATTGCACAAAATACACAAGAACTTCAAGATATCTTTGGTGATTGTGTCAATGGACAGAATATTCAGAATATGATACTATATCCTCAGAAGAGCAAAAGATGTAAAATTACACGAAAAGGTGGTGGGTGTAATGGAATTAGAAATGTGGAGAGATATTTTAGGATATGAAGGTTTATACCAAATTAGTTCTATGGGACGAGTTAAGAATGTTAAGTCGAATAAAATATTAACATGCGGAACTACAAGTGGATTTAGATATAAACAAGCCGCCTTATGCCGGGATGGAAAAAGAAAAGTGTTTAGTGTGCATCGATTAGTGGCAGAAGCATTTATCCCCAATCCAAATAATTTCCCCTGTGTAAATCATATTGATTTTAATAGAGAGAATAATAATTATACTAACTTAGAGTGGTGTACAGTAGAATATAATAATTCACATAGATCAAATTGTGTAAGTTGTAAAACCATTGAAAAATATACAAAATAAAACTTTGAATTTTGTGTAAATTGTCACTTTACACGATACAAACTATCGTAGTATAATAAAAACGTGCTCAGGAAGATACACGAAAATATAAACAAATGCTGCTGTGGTGGAATGGCAGACACAAGGGACTTAAAATCCCTCGCTATAATAAGCATACGGGTTCAAGTCCCGTCAGCAGCACCAATAAGGTTCCGTAGTTCAATGGTCAGAGCAGCTGGCTCATAACCGGTAAGTTTTGGGTTCGAGTCCCAACGGAACCACCATATACCGCCATAGCCAAGTGGTTAAGGCACATGGCTTTGACCCATGTATCGTTGGTTCGACCCCAACTGGCGGTGCCAAAATAATTACAAGTAGGTGATCTGATTGCTTGTTTCAGAAGCAGCAAAGGAATTGAAAATGAACACTCAGACATTAAGACTGGCGCTTCAACAGGACAAATTTCCTTTTGGAAAAGCCATTCGTACTTCTCCAAACAGATTTACGTATTTTATCAATGAAGAAGCGCTGAAACGCTATTTGCGAGGTGAGCTATGGTGAGAGTCTTGGAACACCCGGAGATTGGGTGGATTGAGCGGACGGGTTATCCGTCATGGAATCAGCCGAGATATTACTACTGTGAAATGTGTGATGATGAACTTACTGCGGATGAAGTATATGAAGATGATGTTCACGATTACATCTGTGAGATGTGTCTTTTGAAATTGCATAAGAAGGAGTTCGAAGTATGAGAATTTTTCATAAACCAGTTGAAAACGGTATTCCAGCAATGTTTGATGAATATAAGAGAGGAAAGCTGATTTCCAAAACAGTTTGGGTGGTGATGGATTGATTATCCAAGTTGATACCAGAGAACAGAAATACGACCATGTTACAAAATACTTTGACTCACAAGGAATCAAGTGGGTTCGCAGTAAGTGTGTAGTCGGTGATTACGTAAACTTGGAAAATCCAATGGTTGTGGTTGACCGAAAGAAAGACCTTCAAGAAGTAGCAGGTAACGTATGTCAACAGCATGAACGGTTTGTGCGAGAATTGGAATTGGCTAAGAGCCTTGGATATCGGATGATAGTTCTCATAGAAGAAGAAACTATTACAACGTTACTTGGAGTTCCCACTTGGTATAATTGGAGAAAGAAAAAGAACCCACGGGCTGTAAGTGGTAAACAACTCTATAAGATAATGTCAACTATGAGCCAGAAATACGGTGTGGAATGGGAGTTCACCACTAAAGCAAACTGTGGAAAGCGGATTACAGAGTTGTTAGGAGGTTAATATGACTGTTGAGGAATTAAAATCTACTGCAAAATCATTGGGATATAGCATTGTTCCGATTCAGACTTATGTGAGGTTGCTTCCGTGTAAATGCGGTAAGAAACATATTACTCAATGGTTTAGTGGAGGGAATATTTTTTATCAATGTGATGAGTGCGGCTTACGTGGAGAATTTAGCCGTGTTAATAGACAGGCAAGGTTGAATTGGAATAAAGCAGTTGGAGGTTAATATGTTAACAGTTTTACTCATTGGGTTTATTCTGTTTTGGATTGTGGCACTACTACTTAGTCCATTTGGAGCATCGTATCTTAAATGGGAGGAAGCTCATATTGAGTCTGTGAGGGTTTTGGACACTTCTGGTAAAAGAGTTACTTTTGAATTGGTCTTTGATACTGGTAAAACAAAAATTGAAACTACCAAGATTGGAGATTCACGGTATAAGTATCTGAGGAAGATGTGCCGATGATTTATTCTTATTCAAATGTCTCTTGTTTCGCTCAGTGTCCACGAAAATGGAAATATACTTACATTGATAGACTGAAAACCATTCCGGATACAGCACCGGACAATGCTTTGTGGTGCGGATTGGCCTTACATAAAGGTATTGAAGAATGGAGTGTTCAAGCTGGACTTGATGAATATAAGTCTCACTATAACATTTTGACTAATCAGAATGTAAATTGGATGATTCAAATCGAGTATCAGCTTACGAAACTGCTTGAGATAATTCCCAAAGGTGGACAGCACGAAATAGAAGTCAAAACAGACCGTTTTATTGGTTATATTGACTACATTGTGAATAATGAAATTTGGGATTGGAAATTCTCGAATAACATTGACAACTATTTACAGTCACCTCAGTTATCTATTTATAAGCATTATCTGTCCGTGGTAAGACCAGATATTCAGATCGACCATATTAAGTTTTGCTTTATTCCAAAGATAAATATTCGGCAGAAAAAAGATGAATCTCTGTTTGAGTTCCGTCAACGTCTGCAAGAATATTTGAAAGCTTCGGAAATTAAAATCGTAGAAGTTCCATACGATGAGTCCAGTGTATCACAGTTTGAAACGTGTTGCAAGGAACTCGACACAATTACGAATTTTCCGAAAAATGAGACAAGACTATGCGGATGGTGTCAGTATGAAGCGTTGTGTAAACGTGGGGAAGACTGGATGATTCTGTGAAAATTAGCTAATTTTTATTATCATACTTTGGTTATTTTGTCAATGGACAAATTATGGGATTGGGTGTAATATTATATCACGATAACAAAGGGGAGGTTAAATAAATGCCAACACTACCTGAGAACAAAAAGAAGCAACCAAAAGTAAATGAATTACCAGATGTGTTCATTTACGGAGCAAGTTACGTTGGTAAGAGTACATTTGAGGATGGTGCAGACAACATTCTTATTTTCTCTACTGACGGTAATACAGATGAACTCACAAGCCCAACCATTCAGATTGCTAATGAAGTTACGGTGAATGGTCGTATCACCACCACTAAGCTGGCCTGGGAAGTGTTCAGAGATTGGGTGGATGAACTGGAAAAGAAGCAGAATACATACAAGTATGTAGGGATTGATCTTTTGGAGGACTTGCGAGAACTCTGCCGGGTTTACATCTACAAAAAGATGAACATTACCCATGAATCCGATGCGGGGTTTGGTAAAGCCTATGATATGGTAACGACTGAGTTCAACACTGTTCTGAAACGGATTAAAGCTGCGGGTTATCACCTTATCATTGTTTCCAAGGAAGTTGAGGGTGAAGTTACTCTCAAGAGCGGTGGCAAGTACACTACATTCAAGCCAAATGTTCCAGATAAGGTAGCAAACACAATTGCTGGCCTTGTGGATATCAGTGCAAGAGCGTTTGTAGACGAGAACGGTAAGCGTTGGTTGCAGCTTGGTAAGCAAGACCACACCTTTGGAGGGGGTAGATACAATTTTACCGTGGATAAGTGTGATTTGTCTATGACGGCCTTGGTTGGGGAAATTAAAAAGATTTGTGGAGGTAAGAAGTAATGGGAGAAAATATCTTTGATAAGTTCAATGAAATGTTCAACGTAAGCGAAATTGCCAACGCAGTAAAAGAAGCTGCTGAAAACAGTGGAGAATTTGAGAAAAAGGAAGTTCCGTTTGGCGATTATGAGTGCAGAATTACCAAACTTGAGATTGGTGAACATACTTTTGATGATGATTACAAGGGTATGCCCGAAGCCCATGTTTGGTTCAGAATCATCAATCATCCTGAGTATTCTGGACAGACCTTGTTCATGAATAAGCGTTTGGTATCTCTGAACAATCCGAAAGCAAATGGTTTCATCATTCACAACTTTAACACTTTCTTGGATTCTCTTGAATCTGGTATTCCGGTTGTATTTGAAAACTTCTCTCAGTATAAGAATCTGGTAGATCAGATTTTCAATGAGATTGATGGTCGGGCCGAATATCAGCTGCACTATTATGAAGCGAATAATAAAGGACGAGCGTTTAAGGATTATGTTATCGTAAAAAGATTCTAAAAATTGGATGAACGTATGCCAATGGAGGGGGATAGTTGTCCCTATCCCCCTCGTTATAATTTAAGAGGTTATATTATGAGCAGTTGTTTTAATGATTTAGCAATTTCGATTATTGAAAAGGCGGTAAATGATTATAGACTTTTGAAAGAATTATGTGCTGAGACTATTGTAGTAGACGATGGTGATAAAATCAGCATTGGAGAATTGGAAGAGTTCTTTCATAGTGAATGGTGCAATTATCTTCTTTGTAATATGAAACTCACTGGTGAAGATATTCTGTATTATCTGAATAGAGAATAATTTGGGGTTGTAGATATATGAAAGTTCTTGAGTAATTAAATTAAGGTGGGGAGGGAGAAATCCTTCCCCACAGAGACACCGGAGGACGATTTGAACGTTTTAGTAGCTTGTGAGGAAAGCCAAATCGTATGTAAGGCTTTTAGAGAAAAAGGTCACGCCGCATATTCGTGTGATATTCTTCCATGTAGTGGAGGTCACCCGGAGTGGCACATTAAAGGTGATGTTATTCCATTACTTAATGGATTTTGTGAGTTTGAAACAATGGATGGGGTAATACACCGAATAGATGGTAAATGGGATTTAATTATTGCCCATCCTCCGTGTACTCGTTTATGCACGACAAGTCAACGGTGGTTATACTTTGGAGATCAAGAGTATCGTAGACAAAAGATTGCTGAACAACAAAAGGCGATTGTGTTTTTTATGCAAATTATGTTAGCTGATTGTACAAAAATTGTTGTAGAAAATCCACAGGGAATAATGTCTACGGCTTATCGAAAACCAGATTGTATTTATAATCCGTATGATTTTGAGGGTGAAACTGAACAGAAAAAAACTTGTCTGTGGATTAAGGGTGTACCTCCTTTAAAACCAACAAGAGAAAATCCATTGCCTAAGAATGAAAGAACACAGGGTATTTTTAGAAGTCATTTCGATGGAAAAGTAATCGCTTGGAATGACCCGGAGTGTGCTAGATTACGCAGTCAAACGCCAGTTGGAGTGGCGAGAGCAATGGCTGAACAATGGGGGGGGGGGGGGTAAGAGACATATATGAAAGTGTTAGAATTATTCGCAGGAACTCGTTCTATTGGAAAAGCGTTTGAATCGAGAGGACACGAAGTTTATTCCGTGGATTGGGATAAACAATTTGAGAACATAGATTTGTATGCTGATATTATGACTGTTACCGCAGATCAAATTATTAGGAAGTTTGGTAGACCAGATGTGATTTGGGCTAGTCCAGATTGCACCACTTATAGTGTTTGTAAAATAGGTTATTATAGAACACTAGAACCAGATGGGAATTTAGCACCCAAGCAAGAATACGCCAAGCTTTGTGATGAAGTAAATATACACGTTATTGAGTTAATAAAACAACTTAATCCAAAATACTATTTTATTGAAAATCCTCGTGGTGCGCTTAGAAAAATGAGATGGATGAGAGATTTACCACGCTATACTGTTACTTACTGTCAATATGGTGAACGTAGGCAAAAGCCAACTGATATTTGGACTAATCATCCTAATCCGAAATTTAAGCCGCCCTGTAAACCCGGAGCGTCTTGTCATGAAGCCGCACCAAGAGGGTCAAGAACTGGTGTACAAGGACAGAAAAATAAGATTGAACGAGCGAAAATTCCAACAATGCTCTGTGAGCATATCGTGGATATTTGTGAGGAATAAATAGTTGGAGGGTTGATTGTGACTGAGATTTGGAAAGATATTGTGGGTTATGAAGGTTTATACCAAGTGTCAAATCTTGGTCAAGTTAGAAGTGTTGGAAGAATTGACAGTAGAGGTCATTTTTATAAAAGCAAAATCTTGTCTTTTGAAATTATGAAAAAAGGTTACAGACGAGTTTCTTTCTGTATTGATGGAAAAATTATTAAAAAGATGGTTCATCGGTTAGTTGCAGAAACGTTTCTTCCAAACGAAAATAATCTTCCAGAAATAAATCATAAAGATGGAAATAAATCAAACAATATATTAACTAATTTAGAATGGTGTACTACTTTTGATAATATTCATCATGCCTTTGATACTGGATTAAGAACTCATTGTTCTCCTAAAAAAGTTGTTTGCGTTGAAACTGGTGAGGTATTTCCGTCTATTGTTTCTGCCGCAAAGTGGTGTGGTTCGTCAGATAGTAGAATAAGTAATATTTGTTCTGGTAAATCTGGATTTTATACCGCCAAAGGATTTCATTGGAGGTATGCAGAATGATCTTGTTTTTCGACTGGGAAGTTTTTAAGTACGATAACTTAGTAGTTATTATAGAACCGATTGAACAAAAAGAATATGTTTTTGTAAATGACAGAAAAGGGTTTGTTGATTTTTATAATAAACATAAAAACGATATATGGTGCGGCTACAACGTAAGAAATTATGACCAATATATTACAAAGGCGGCTATATGTGGATTTGACTTAAAAGCTGTAAACGACTGGATAATTGTAAAAGATAGAAAAGGATTTGAATATTCCAGTTTGTTTAATAAAGTTAGGTTGAATATTTATGATGTTATGCCTAACCCTCCGGTCAGTCTTAAAACCTTAGAAGGGTTTATGGGTAACAACATTCATGAAACATCTGTTTCATTCGATATTGATAGAAAGCTAACTGATATTGAATTGGAAGAAACAATTAAATATTGCCGTTTTGATGTTTTAAATACTATTGAAGTGTTTATCAGACGGAAGAACGAGTTTGATAGTCAAATGCAGTTGGTTAAGACTTTTAATCTTCCACTGTCCCATCTTGGTAAGACTCAGGCTCAGTTGGCGGCGATCATATTGGGTGCTAAGAAAAAGAAACTCAAAGATGAATGGAACATTAGATTACCAGACAATGTGCTTCTTGGAAAATATAAAGAGGTTGGAGATTGGTTCTTAAACAAGGAGAATCATAATGTGGACGCTAAGTTGGAAATCACTATTTGTGGTATTCCACACACAATAGCTTGGGGAGGTATTCACGCTGGTCTTAGTAAGACGCAAGTGTACTGTTCACCAGACGAAGTGATTTTTGATGTTGATGTTGACCAACTTTATCCGTCTTTAATGATTGAATACAATCTCCTTTCAAGAGCGGTGGAAGAACCAAAGAAGTTTCAGAACATTCTGGATAAGAGTCTGGAATTAAAGAAACTTGGTAAGAAAAAGGAGCGTGAACCTTACAAACGTATCTGCAACATTACTTATGGAGCAGAGGGAGACAAGTTTAATCCAATGTATGACCCTCTCCACCGTAACTTAGTTTGTGTGTTTGGACAGGTGTTTATCATTGATCTGCTGGATAAGGTAGAGGACATTATCACCCTTCTAAACTCCAACACGGATGGTATCTTTGTAAAGTTGAAACGGAAAGACGTTGACGAGTTCAAGCGTAGAGTTCATGGATGGGAAGAAAGAACCAGACTCCACATGAGTTATGACGAGTTTAGTTGTATGTACTCCAAGGATGTCAACAATTATGTAGGTATCCGTCCAGATGGGTCTTATCACTCCAAAGGTGCTTATGTTAAAGACCTTAACCCTCTGGATTACGACTTACCAATCGTGAATGAAGCGGTTAAGGACTATATCATTAAAAAGATACCTGTGGAAAATACGATTCTTGGTTGTAATGAACTCATTAAGTTCCAGAAGGTAGTCAAGTTATCCAACAAATATAAGTGGGTGGAACATGAAAAAGGTGACAGTAAAGAAAAATTCGATAACAAGTGCTATCGTGTCTTTGCTTCCAAAGATCAGAGAGATGGAAGAATACTCAAATGTGACGGAGTTCGTAATCCAGCGAAATTTGGAAACACACCAGATAGATGTTTCATTGTCAATGACGATATTACCAAAGCAAAAACAGATCGGTTTCCGCAATTAGATAAGCAATATTACGTTGATTTAGCTAAAAAGCGTTTGGAGGATTTTGGGGTGAATGTATGACTGTGATTGAATTACTTGACAATTTAATATGTGATTTAACTGATTATATTGGCAGTTATGAGAACGATGCTAAAGAAACATTCAGTAGGTTGGAACAATATGAAAAAACTATTCGAGCAAAAGAACTAAGAGAGTGGAGAAATGTACTTAGACAAATTCGGGAGGAACATTCGTGATTAAGATTGAAAACACAGATGTGTTCGGATGGGAAGCTGCTATCCGGGGAATGAGGAATCCTTTAAATTCTTGGAATAAGAGTGATACTATTTTTGATGGCGATAAATGGTGTTTAGGTGAAAACGACCTCAGACTTATGAAATCACTTTCCAAAGCGGGTAGTGACCACGGAAAGTTCCTGAGAATGATTAACGTAACGTGTGACATTACCGCTCCCTTTTATTGGTGGAAAGAGTTTGACACTTATAAGGTTGGTACAGTTGCTAATAGCTGTTCCACTATGCACAAAATTGCAGCAAAAGAGTTTACTCTTGATGATTTTAGTTGTGAGCATTTGATTGATGATGGTATTGATTGCTCAATTTATCCATATGCTGCTGATGCCTATTATGGCCCTTGGAATCCAACTGATATCTTAGCTACTGTAGTTGATATTTTGAATGAGGCAAGAAGATTATTTATCGAAACCAAAGACAAAAAATATTGGTGGCAGATGATTCAGCTTCTTCCGAGCAGTTATAACCAGAAGCGCACGATTCAGTTAAACTATCAAGTTCTGAAATCTATGTATTTTGCAAGAAGAAATCATAAGCTGGATGAATGGCATGATCTTTGTGAGTGGATTGAAACACTTCCTTACTTTAAAGAAATTGTATTGGAGGAATAACATGACTGTTAAAGAGTTCAAGAAATGGCTTAAAGACAACAAAGTCCCGGATTGCGCTGATATTTTTGTGTGGGCTGACCACGGGCAAAACGGAGAATTGGGGAGTAGTTGTGTTGTTTCTAAAAGCGACACCATTGACGGTTGGGACACTATGATTTGGGAATATGACAATTATGAAGAATATTATGAAGAATATTATGATAAAGATGCCGTGGAGAACTACCCTAAAAACGGATATGTTACTGCAATAACTATTTTTGGAAATTGACCGAAAGGATTGACGGACAATGAATCTTTACAGAGGTTTCATTCCACTTAGCGGAAAGAAAGCCACTATGCAATTTAAGAATAAAGAAACCTCTGATCTTCTCACATTAGAGGAAGCCCAGAAGTTTAATGGGTATGCTGGTATTTTGGATAACAACACTATTTTGGTAGATATTGATGATTTTGAACAAAGTGAAATTCTCTTTAATATCGTCAAAGCCAAAGAGTTAAAGTGTAAAGTCTTTAGGACTACCCGTGGCAAACATTTTTTGTTCCAAACAGAATCACCAATGGCAAATAAAACTCATTGTAAAATTGCTATTGGATTGACCGCTGACTTCAAGGGTGGTTTCAAAGCGTCTTACCAAGCCTTAAAAGTTGATGGTGTGGAACGTGAATGTATCTACGACACTAGTACATATCAAATTATACCAAAATATCTCACTCCTGTCAAAACTAACGTGGATTTGTTAGATATGGCTGATGGAGACGGAAGAAATAACGCTTTATTCAGTTATATCTTACCCTTACAGCAAAACGAATTTACCAAGGAAGAATGTCGGGAGTGTATCGAAATTATCAATGAGTTTGTGTTGAAAGACCCACTTCCTGAGAGTGAATTGAAAGTAGTTCTTAGAGACGGTGCTTTTGAGTGTCCCACATTCTTTAATTCCAAAGGTAACTTTCTTTTTGACCAATTTGCACGTTACTTTATTCAGACAGACCACATTGTAAAGATTGGTGGAAAGCTCCACATTTACAGGAACGGTATTTATGAACAGGGTGATGAACAGATTGAAGCTGCAATGATTGAACACATTCCGAAGTTAAAACAGGCTCAACGGAAAGAAGTGCTTTCATATCTCACTTTGTTAGTAAAGAAAGAAAGTGGTGTGGCAGATGCTAACTACATTGCGTTCAAGAATGGCGTTTTGAACATTGCGGATGGCTCATTCAATGAATTTTCACCTGAATATGTGATTACCAATAAGATTCCACACAATTATGTGCCTGATGCTCAGAGTGGTGTGTTGGATGGTGTATTAAGAAAGTTGAGTTGTAAAGATGAAACGGTTGAACAACTGCTACTCCAATCTATTGGTTACTGCTTCTACAGACGAAACGAACTCCGAAAGAGTTTCTTCTTACTTGGAGAAAAACGAAATGGCAAGTCAACCTTCTTGGACATGGTGGGAACGCTTTTGGGCGAAGATAACACGTCGAACCTTGATCTCTGTGAGATTGGGGATAGATTCAGAACGGCTGAACTTACAGGAAAGCTTGCCAATATTGGTGATGATATTAACGATGAATGGGTGTCTAACACTGCAATCTTCAAAAAGGTTGTCTCTGGTGATGTGGTCACTGCTGAAAGAAAAGGCAAAGACCCTTTCAAGTTACGAAGTTTTGCGAAGTTCTTCTTCTCAGCAAACTCTCTCCCTCGCCTTGGACGGGGAAAAGATTCAAGTGCGGTACTTGATAGATTGGTTATAATTCCGTTTGATGCTAAATTCACCAAGAATGATGCTGACTATGACCCGTTTATTAAGTATAAACTGCGAGAAGAACCAGTTATGGAAGCTCTGATTGCTAAAGCTGTTCCGGCTCTGATCGACGTTCTTGCTAATCAGGAGTTTGAAACTTGCAAGAAAGTTAGTGATACTCTTGCTGAGTTTGAACGTAGCAATAATCCGATTCTTGAGTTCTTCGCTGATTTGGACGAAACAGATTATCTAAATGAGCCTATTAAGCTGGTTTATCAGAAGTATTCTACATTCTGTTTCTCCAACAATCTGCAAGCTATGTCCGCTATTGAATTCAGTAAACAGATGAAGAAGCAATACAATTTGGTGGTGAAGAATATCGACCAAGATGGAAGAAAGGTTCGGGTATATATGAATGAATAATAAGCAAGATTTCATAGAAGAAAATATCAATCTCGTCTATGTGGTTATTCGAGAATATTATCCGAATTTCATTTCAGACGAAGATATCATTCAATGTGGAATGGTTGGGTTATGTAAAGCTGCTAGTAAGTGGGAAAAGAAAGGAAAGTTCTCATCTTTTGCAAAGAAATGTATTTTGAACGAAGTGAGAGACGAATTAAAAGATCGAGCAAAGAGAAAAGTAGAAATTTCTTTAGACAGATTATTGGAGGGCAACAAAGATGAAGATTAAAGTCAGGTATCATTCTGATATTACACCACTTCAAATGACAGAAACAGGAGATTGGTGTGATCTGAGAGCGGCAGAAGATATTGCCCTCCAAGAAGGTGAATTCCGATTGATTTCATTGGGAGTTTCTATGAAACTCCCGGATGGGTATGAAGCGCACGTTGTTCCAAGATCATCTACTTTTAAGACGTGGGGCATTCTTCAAGCTAATCACATGGGGGTAATTGATAATAGCTATTGCGGAGACAATGATGTTTGGAAATTCCCGGCGATTGCAACACACTACGTGAAAATCCACAAAAATGATAGAATTTGTCAATTTAGGATTGTGAAGAAGCAGCCTGAATTGAAATTTGAAACTGTGGAGCATTTAGATAATCCAGACAGGGGAGGTTTTGGTTCAAGTGGTAGAGTTTAAGGAAGATGAATTTGGTCAGCTTTATATTGAAGAAGTAGTTGGAGGAAATGAATGACTGTACAGGACTGGCTTGGGAAAGAGAATCAACTTGGTATAGATATCTGGTGTAAAAAGTATCAGAGAGGTACTGAAACATTTGACGAATGGCTTAAGCGAGTGAGCGGGGGTAATGAGGAAGTTGCCAACCTTATTCGTGAAAAGAAGTTCTTGTTTGGTGGACGTATTCTTTCCAATAGAAACGTAGAGGATTCTAATGAGAAAACTACATATTCCAACTGTTATGTGATTTCTCCCCCGGAAGATAATTTGGAATCAATCTATGACACTTGTAAAAAGCTGGCTAGAACATATTCGTATGGCGGCGGCTGTGGAATTGATATTTCCAAACTTGCACCAGAAGGAGCAGAAATCCACAATCAGGCCAAGTCTACTAGTGGCGCAGTGTCGTTCATGGATACATTCTCTCAGGTAACAGAGCAGATTGGGCAGAACGGTAGACGTGGCGCACTAATGATTTCTATTGATTGTACTCACCCTGACTTGGAGAAGTTCATTACAGTTAAAAGTGATCTGAACAAGGTGACTGCGGCAAATATCTCTGTAAGAATTTCCGATAAGTTTATGGTTGCAGTACAGCATGACGCAGATTGGGAACTGTCTTTTACTCGTCCAGAAACAGGTGAGACAATTAGCAAAACGGTAAAGGCTAAGGATATTTTCGAAGTTCTTTGCAAGAATAATTGGAATTATGCCGAACCCGGAATGCTGTTTTGGGATAGAATCAATCATTGGAATATGCTGTCCACCAATCCTGACTTTGAATATGCAGGTGTAAATCCCTGCGCAGAAGAGACCCTTCCCGCTGGTGGCTCCTGTCTTCTTGGTGCATTAAACCTTGCTGCATTTGTAGATGATGAAGGACGCTTTGACTATAGTGCGTTTGCAATCGCTGTAAGAATTGCAGTCAGAGCGTTGAACAAGGTTCTTGATGAAGGTATTTCCAAACACCCTTTGCTGGAACAGAGAAATAGTGTTACCAAGTGGCGGCAGATCGGGCTTGGCATTATGGGCTTGGCTGATATGCTCATTAAAATGAAAATGCGATATGGTTCTCAGGAAGCTGTATCTTTATGCAATCAAATTGCATATTTATACGCTTATACCGCTATTAGTGAGAGTTCCAAGCTTGCTGAGGAAGAAGGTGCATATGACGGATATGATTACAGAGTAACAGAATCCCCGTTCTTTAATGCACATAAGAGTGATGAATTACTTGCTCATGTGGAAACATACGGCCTTAGAAATTCTCAGCTTTTAACGATTGCTCCTACTGGTTCCATTTCCACAATGATTGGTGTATCTGGTGGTATTGAGCCTATCTTTGCCAATAGTTATACAAGAATGACCAAATCTCTGCATGGTGGAGATGTGGCCTACAAGGTTTATACACCTATTGTAAAGGCTTATATGGACGCTAATAACCTCAATGACGATAGTAGTCTACCTGATTACTTCGTAACGTCTGCTGATATTCCTGTGAATGAGAGAATCAATATGCAGGGTATTTGGCAAGATCATATTGATGCAAGTATTAGCTCTACTGTGAATCTTCCGCATGAGGCTACTGTAGAGGACGTTGAACGGCTTTATATGCAAGCGTGGGAGAGAGGACTTAAAGGAATCACTGTCTACAGGGCTGGGTGCGCTCGTGAGGGCATTTTAACCACTTCGGAAGGTAAGGATAAGGGTAAGGATGAAAAGCCTGTTAAAATGGCTCCTACGTCCTCTGAGAGCCATTCCAAAATGTCGAGTGTGAAAGGGAAGATTGGTTTGGAGAGACACTTAACTACAGGGTGTGGAAGTCTTCATGTATGTGCTTTCTTTGATGAAGAAGGTAATTTGAAAAATACTTATCTTTCCAAAGGTTCCACGGGCGGCTGCAATAACTTCATGATTGGCCTTTCCAGAATGATTAGTTTGGCTGCAAGAAGTGGTGTTGGTGTTCAAGACATTGTAGATCAGTTAAAGAGTAGTGGTACTTGTCCTAGCTACGCAGTAAGACGGGCTACCAAAAATGATACCTCTGTTGGTAGTAGTTGCCCGGTAGCTGTTGGTAATGCACTTCTGGAAATGTGGAAAGAAGTAAACCATGAAAAATGTGATAATTCACATGAAAAACCTGTGGAAAAGTGTGATACTCCAAAGTGTCCTGAGTGTGGAACAGAATTAGTATTTAGGAATGGATGTAATGATTGCCCTTCGTGCGGTTGGTCAAAGTGTTCTGGCTAAATCCACCAAAATTATTAAGTGAATTTTGGTAATATTGCGAATTGAAAAACTAGGTAATATGAACTATGATGTGAGTGTGTCAGGGAGGAACACACTCACATCAAACTAAAGGAGGATATTATGAGTCACGATTTGGAGCATTATGTAAGTAAATTTCTTGGATATGTTTGGCTTATTACTTTGGTGGTTGGAAGTGTAGCAGCATTGTGTTGGGTAGTCAAAGCACTGCTCAGGGTAACAGGAGTGATTTAGAATGACTGTTGAAGAAGCTAAAGAAAGGTATGGAATTAAAGACATTGGCGGCTATGTAAACTGTGTGGAATGTCCTCTTTATGTTCCGGATAGTCCAACATTAAGAGACTGCTGTGGTTACGCTGAGAAGTATTATCTCATATGTAATGGTAGAGAAACAGCTTGGGGTGCTATTGCTGATTTTATGAGTGAAGAAAGGAAATAACTATGACTATTGAGCAGATGAATGATTGTATTCAGAATTATTGTGATAATAAAGATTGTTGTAATTGTGTAATTTCTAAACAGTGTGCTAACTGCTTTGGTGATTTTGAAAAGAATTATAAAACGTGTCAAGAGGCCTATGATCTTCTTCCTCCTGAATGGAAGTGCCCTGAACAGAAAGAAGATACTACTGCAACGGATGAAGTAGTTAATCATCCCAGTCATTACAACCGTGAAGGTGCTATGGAATGTATTGATGAGATGATTTTGGTATTTGGAGTTGAAGCTGTTAAAAACTTCTGTTTGTGTAATTGGCTAAAATATCGTTATAGAGCATCTGACAAGAACGGTGAAGAAGATTTGAAAAAGAGTGATTGGTATCTGAAAAAATATAAGGAGCTTTGTAATGGAACAACCAACAAATCCTGTTAAAGCAATCAGAGAATGGTGCTTACAGTGCTGTGGTGATTCTCCAACCGCAGTTAAAGAGTGTGGCGCACCTGATTGTGCGCTATATCATTTTAGATTTGGTAAGAATCCATATAGAACAAAGCGTGAGCTAACTGACGAACAGAAATCGGCATTAGCAGAACGTCTACAATCAAAAAAGTCCCCTATTGTACAGGAAAATTTCTCTCAAAATAGCCCGAACAGTAATTAAACGTCAAATTATAAGGGGTGACTAAAAAATGGCTGAAAATAAAAAAATCTTCGATGATTTTCCACGTGTAGATTGTGATGAATGTGCTAACTGGTGGGTAAATCAGTGTGATGGTGTTCCACAAGGCTCTGAGAAGCGTTGTACGGCGTTTATAGCAAGCAGGAGAGTAGACATACCGCAAGAAATTGCACGGCTTAAAAGGGAAGTAAAGCACCTCACAATCTTTCTTTACGGGTTTGAAATCCTGTTTATCTTGTATATGGCTATAAATCTTATTTGGGGGTAACAACTATGCGCCTGATTGATGCTGACGCTCTATTGGAGAAAATGAAACGAACCTACAGATACTTCAATATAAAGTTCGATGTGGAAGAAGCTCCTACTATTGATGCTGTTCCAGTGGTTAGATGTAAAAACTGTAAGCAGTTTTTGGAGTACACAAGGGAATATGCTTAGACAGCCGATGGAGCGGACGGAGATTGTTATATCCGACTGATGAACGGCGGAGAAAAGCAATATGCTGCTTGCAATTATGACGATTTCTGCTCCTATGGAGAACGAAATGAGGATGATAACTAATGGCCTTATGGACTAAATTCCACAAGAATGGTGATGAAGTGAAAAACGGTTGGGTGTGCGATAGCTGCGACGGATGGAATAACCGCCCCACCAAGTATTGCCCCAACTGTGGTGAGAAGATCAAAGGTAAAATTGCTAATCCAGTTTTAACAAGCGTAGATGATTTCATTGAAGCGTCCGATTGGAACGACTGGATTGATGAATACACTCAAGATGTGTACACAATTTATTGGAGATGGTGTATTAAAAAAGAACTTCAACCAGAAACTAAAGTTGTGTTTATGCGACGGGTGCTTGCAGAATACTCAGAATTAAAAAGTGTGCCGTACAAAGGCAAACGGAGATTTAGGAGGATATAACGATGATGTATGACCCTGACTACTGCTACGAATGTACCGGATACGGTGATGATTATTATGTAAATGAAAACGGCGAGCTTGCGTCTGCTTGCGACACCTGTTTTAATAACCCGGCTGGGAATGATTATTATGATGATGAGGATTAGGTGATAAGTAATATAATATATAAACTTC